ATAACCGAACGTTTCGAGCTGCAAAGCGCCGAGCCCGTGGCGATCTTCCTTCAAAACTTCACGACCACGACCACCGCCGAACTGGAACAGGGGATCGAGTTTGGGAAATGAAGCCGAAAAGCGGCGCCGGGTGCTCGAGGCCGTGATCGCGATCTCCATGGATTCCATGGGCCCCGGGAAGGGCGAAGAGGCCGACGAAATCGAAGGCCAAGAATTGGAGCATATGGCGATCACTATGTTTGGATGCCCGGCGCCCGACGAAATCGACGACGAATGAAAACGATCACAAACTGGGCGGATCTTTGGGGCTTCACGCCATATCCGAAACAAGAGGCTTTTTTGCGAACCCCGAAGAATCGGGCGGCCTTTATCGGAGGATTCGGCTCGGGCAAATCCTGGGCGAATGCGGCCCGGTGCGTGCTCGCGGTTTTGGAGTCGGCGGAATGGTCCCGAAAAAACAGCATGACCGGGATATCCGATGGCATTATCGTCTGCCCAACATACGACCTTTGCGTTAATGTCATGTTGCGCGCGTTAGAGGAGATCAACGACGGTATGACGGGGGCGACTGGGCACGGCATAATCTCCCAGGTAAACAAATCCAAAATGGAAGTGATAACGCACTGGGGCTCGAAGATCCTCCTTCGGAGCGCGACCCGTTGTCAAAATCTCGTCGGGTTGAATCTCGGTTGGGCCGCCATGGATGAAGTAACCACAATGGCCCGGGAAGAGGAGGTTTTTGATTTGCTCCAGGCCCGCCTACGTTGCCCCAAAATGCCGCCGGGCCGCCGTTCCCTATGGATAAGCACCACCCCCCAAGGGTACACCGGGTGCATAAGACGCCTTGGCGAGCTTCGAAAGGCCGACGAAAGCGCCGTCTGTATGATCCGCGCGGCCTCGCACGATAACCCGCACCTTGATCCCTCGTTTATTGAATCGCTTCGGGCCACCTACTCAAAGGCCCGATGGAAGGCCGAGGTGCTCGGAGAAGTCTCCGCCCCCACAACGGCTATATTCCCCGAGTTTTCGGCGAAACACGTGATCCCATGGGTCCAACACGAGGGCGATTGGATAGCCGGCGCCGACTGGGGGCTGACGCGTCACCATTTCCTCGAGATCGACGTGGTGGAACTGGACCCCGGGATCAAAACCTACGTAGTGGTAGGCGAACACTTCACGCCGAACGAGTCGATCGATCGTCAAAACCGGTGGTGGCACGAGCTGAAGGCCCGCCGCCACAAACACCCGATCGCGGTGGGCATTGACCGGGCCGACAACTGGAAACAGGGCCGGATGGTTCGCCAGTGGGGATGGCGCACCAAACAAAACGACGATTCGCGCGGGATGGCCGCGAGGGTGCTCCCGGGGGTGGAGCTTATCCGCGATCTCTTAGACCCCGCCGACGGCGGACCCCCGCGGTTGTATTTATCTGATAAGCTTGTGCGCGAAGGACGCCAGGATCGGTGGTCAATTTTCTATTGTTTGCAGGAATACAAATGGATGCTAGCACCTGACGGGATATCGCCGATCGACGCCGTTCAACGTTCTGGGCATGAACATGCGATCGATAGCCTGAGATACGCAATTTTGAGCCAGGAAAAGTGGCGAACTACCCGTGGATATTACGCTTTAGACACAAAACCGAGGCCTGAGAATGCTCTCCGTATCGTTTGAAAATCTTGACGAATCCACCTTTGACAAACAGTCTCGGGATCTCGAGAAATTCCACATGCGGGATTATTCGCCGGCGGTGGCCGCGCTAAAGCAAATGTTCCCGACGAGTTGGAAAAATATACCCCTCCGATCTTGTCCGTTTGTGTATTCGGTGGCCCGGGAGCTTGGGAGCCTATACAGCACCCCGCCAAGCCGCACCTTCGAGGGCGTGCGAAACCCCGAAACCGAAACGGCTATCAGGAAATTGTACGCCTCAACGCGAATTGACGAAATCATGAGATCGGCGCAAGAATACCTCGTGATTCAAGGGAGCTGCGGGATCTTGATCCTCCCCGACCCTTCGGGCACCCCGGGTCTTTTCTCCCTCCACGTGCTCGCGCCCTGGAGGATAAAGCCGGATCGGCCTTCGCCGCTTATCACTGACGAGCGGGCGATCAGGCGATGGCGGATCCGCCTCCCGCGAAAGGAAACGGCATATGGCACGATTCAAGAGGACGATCTCGTCCTGACCCCCGAGGCGATCACGTGGGCCGACGGCACGCCATATTTCGAAACCGCCGAAAACCCGATCGGGCCAAATATCCCCCTTGTGATTTTACGCGCGGCGCCGGCTGGAACTGCCAGCGGGGGCCGGTTTCTACCTGTCCCAAACGGCGATTTATTGGCGGCACAATTGGCCCTTGTGTGCGGCTACAGTGACCTCGGCGCAATCTGCTCGTCCCAGGCATGGGGCCAAAGAATTTTGACGGGTGGCAATATGGAAGCCTCCGAGGTTCAGGTGGGCCCCGATACCGTGCTCGCGCTCGAAGAGGGCCACGACTTCAAAATTGTATCAGGCGATTCCGGCTATCAGGGATTTATTGCAAGCCTGGAATCCTATTTGAAATTGGTTTGCAGCCAGAACAAAATTGACGCCTCGGCGCTCCTGAGTTCCGGGGCATATACAGCCGCTTCTCGCATTGTAGAGCGGGCAGATCGCACCCTGGAAAGGCGGATCCACATCATGGAATGCGAGCGGGCCGAGGGGCGGATCTTCCGCTTCCTGGCGCGATGGACAAACGCGATCCGCGGGCTCCCGGTTTTCCCGGTGGCCGACATTTCGGTCAAGGTGGAGTATCACGAATTTATTCTTCCCTTCGATCCCCTCCACGAATCGCAAGCCTCCCAAATCCGCGCAAGCTCGGGCCTCGAGTCTATCGTGGAACAAATCGCAAAGGAACGCGGGATCTCCCAGGATGCCGCCGCGCTCGTGCTCGAAGAGAATCTTGCGGTGCAGCGGAAGATCAAAAACGCCACGAGCGATCAACCCCCGCCCGAGTTTATCCCCAAAACGATCGCGGTGGACTTCGACGGGGTGCTGAAGCCGGGGGCCTTTGATTCAACCTCTGGGCCCACCCCGGCAACAGTGGCCGCGCTCGAACAATTAACGCTGGACGGCTACCGCTTGATCATTGTATCGAGCCGGCCGGTTGACCAGATCAAGCAATGGCTTGCCGATCATGAGATCTCGCACTATTTTGAAGAGGTAACGAACACGAAAAACCCCGCGCTTTTTTATATCGACGATCGCGCGATCCGATTCCCGGGTGGCGCCGGCGGGTGGGATGGCGTGGTTGATATGATCAAACAGGGGAGGGCCTCCGCATAATGTCAAAAAAAGGACCTATCGCGCACGTCGAGGTAAAATACGCTGGTGGCCTGACGGCCACCTCTCGGAAAATGTACAAGCCGCTTTTGAGAATGTTTGCGGCCTACGCTGGAAAAATAAAACACCGAGTTACAAAGATCGGAAAAACGAGCACAGGGGCGGCCTTCGGGAATTATCCAAAAATAAGAACCCCACTAACAAAGGCGGAGAGAGAAATACGGATCGCCAAAGCGAAAAAAAATATGCAGGGGTTGGCGATATGGACCAGCGTACTCGACAATATTAAGGCGAAGCGCGGCGGGCGCCGGCGACAATACCAACGCCGGGGCGGAATGTGGAAAGGGCTAACCGTCAAAGCACAGGCCAGCGGAAAGCGCGTGACCATGAATTTCCAGCGTAGCTCGCTAGGCCGCGACGGGAAAAAAATACCCAACAAAACAAAAGCGTGGTTTTCAATGATCCACCGGGGCCGGCACGCCGAAGCCTCGCACCTTTTCCAGCCAACTGATGCGGAATTTGAGGCGTTGAAATTGGCTTATTCGCTTAACGTGGTTCCGGGGATGATAGACGAAATCCAAGCTAGACAGAAAATGGTTGCAGATATAAAAAAGAAATTTAAGGGCGATCCCAAACTCAAACAGATGATCGCGGCCGTGTTGAAAACGTAAGGGGGCACAATGGATCAAATTCCGAAGGCCGACGCGCCAAGCGCCGAGGCTACACAACAAACGACACCACCGGCGGCGGAGGCTAAACAGCCCGAGCTTGATTTAAAGCCCTCGGGCCTGGCGCCTACCCCACCAACACCCGAACCCGCACCAACACCCGAACCCGTGGCGCCGGCGGCCCTGGTAACACCCCCCGAGCCCGAGGCGAAACCGAAGGCAAAGCCCGCCGCGAAAAAAACGGCGATCGACCCCGCCGAGCTGGAAAAAATCGCGGGGGACTACGCAGAGCTGAAACAATCGCACGACGCGCTTCAGGCCGCGATAGTCTCCGCCCAAGGCGACCGACGCCTCCAGGTTATCCGCGCGGCGGGGGTTGAGGCCCTAAGCTCTGAAGAAATCATGAAGCTCGCGCCGACAGTGGACCCCGACACCACCGAGGGCCGCGCCCAGATCAACGCGTGGATCGACGCGCACCCCGGGCTCGTGGCGCCGCGGCTTCGGATGCAAACGACACCGGCCAAAGAGATCGCGGCTACGGCTATCGACAACCCCGCGGTCAAAAGCCTCTTCGGGGACGCGGAAACCGTGAGATCACGAATCAAAACATTGATGGGAGGAGACTAAATGGGACGCCCACGGAAAGATCTAAGCGCCGCCGAAGAACAGGCCTCAAGACTTATCTCCGCGCAAAAAATATATGAAAGCCTGCAACACGGCCGCGCCTTCGGGATCCACGGGGTACCGCAAAAGCACCGAGCCGGCGCCCCAGACCCGCACGACCGAACGGGAAACGCCAAGCTCCCCGCCGATTATCGGTATTACCGGATCGCCGCACCGGACACGAACGAAGGCCGGAGACAAACCGAATTCATAAAATCCATGGGATACGTGGAGGCCACCGACGGCGAATATTTTCCCTCCATGCCCGGGGGCAAGATCTACAAATGCCACCCCGCGCAGCACGACGAGGCTAATAAGGCTATGAAAATGATAGCGGTGCGGGAACATTCCAAGGCCGCCGAATCCGAGCGGCACCGGCTCCAAGAGTCGGCCCGATATAAGTTTGGCATGGGCGAAGTAACCGCCGAGATCGACTCCCGCGAAATCGACCCGAGAAATTTATAAGCCCCAAACGCCCACAAGCGCGATTTTTTATGTTAGTTCTGGAATAACTCCAGCACGAGGATCGCCCTATGGCCGCACAAACGACCTTTTCGCAAGCCGCGAGCACACAAGTCACCGAAGCATTTTTCGACGGCATAGGCGACGGCGCCGCGGCCCTCGCGCAAATGGAAAAAGTTGTAAAGATCGACCGCGACGACGTGGCGAGCTTGAAAAAAGCCGCGATGCACGGGATCACGACGTTAGCCGCGTGGGATGGTGTTTCGGATCCCTCAAATACGAGCGTTTCGAGCACCTATCAACAGACAGTGACGTACAATATGTACGTATTGAACGTGCGGCTTCCCAGTCACGACGCAATGGACGTTCCGAACCTCGTTTCGGAGTCGGCCCGGAAGCTCGGATTTGCCGTATCAAACAGCGTTGCGGATCTCGGGTGGGCGCAAATGGTTAAGTGCTGGACCCACGACGCCGCCGACGGCAAACCCCCGATCGACGCGGCCCACCCCACAAGCGGCGGCGGCACCTTCGACAATAAAGAAACCACGACCTTGGACGCCGCCGGCCTGGCCGATGCCCTCGCGCGCCTCCGGAAATTCAAGGATTACGATAATTCGACTTATGACGCGGCCCTCGGTGAGCTGGCCCTTGTGGTTCCAGCGGAACTGGAGCGCACCGCCCAGGAAATAATTTTGCCGGCCTTTTCTGGCTCGGATCTGTCTGCTAACTTCTTCGCCGGGTATAATATGAGCTGCGTTTCTTCGGGCAAGCTCACGGATGATAATAATTGGGCAATTATTCCCGTGAATTCTACCCCCGTGCACCTCTGGCTTCGCGAGGCGCCGTCTGTGACGAGTTACCGCGACGATGCGAGCAATTCTCTTAACCTCAGAGTGCAAATGGCCGCCGCGGCATACTTCGTTCCGCCAGGATGGAATACCATCGTTGGAAACACTCCCGCCTAAACTCGGAGGGCTTCCGGTGTGCCATATTTGCGACCGATCGAGGTTATTCAAAACCAGGCGGGATCCGCTTCAGTCATAGTTGACGAAGAGGCGGCCTCGGCCGTTGTCACGCTGGAAAAGCTATCGGGCGAAACGGTCGCCACCCTATCGGCCACGGTGGACACCTACAGCGCGACGATCGCCACAGTGACGGGCGATCAAGCGGTGGTTTCCTCTTCCGGCTCCGCGCTCGTGGCCGGCGATCCCCTGTTGCACGTCCCGGCCTCCGGTGTGCCCTCCAGGTTGTGGATCTCCACGTACACCTCGCCGAGCACTATCACCTTTGAGGCGCCGCCGGTTTCCTCGTTTGCGGCTTCAGACGCGATCAAGGGGTGCAAGATCACGGCCCCGATCCCCTCTTCGGCCACGGCGGATTTGGGTGTAAACTATCGGATCCGGTGGGTGATTACATACGCGAGCGGGGCGGTAAACTCCTACGACCAGCGGCTCTACGTGGTGCGCTCGGGCTTTCCGGCCACCCCTTCGATCACCGACACCGGCCGATTCGTGGCCGCAAATTGGCCTTCGGAGTACGAGCTGCAAGGCGGCGAGCGTTTGCGCCGGGTATGCTTCGCGGCCCAGGATAAGCTACGAAACGAGCTTTTGGGCCGCGGGCGGTATGCACACCTCACCGGCGCCGATAGCTCCACGTTTGCCGAAGCCGGGCTCCTGGCGCTTCAATCGGTGCTTTTAATGGAGGGCTTTTTCCATGCCGACACCGATCGCGTTGCATACGGCGAATCCCTAAACAAACGCTTTTTCGGTGCGGTTATGACCGGCCTCCGCGCCCTGTCTTTTTATGACAAAGACGGCGACGGCACGATCTCGGATTCTGAAAAGATAAAATGGGGCGGGATTCCGGCGGTGCGTTATTGAGCACACGGGCCCATACCCTGGTTGCGAACCTCATAACAAAGATCGAGGCCATAACGCCCGACGAACAAGCCGGGGCCGCCGATAAATTCCGGCACGCCCCGGGCATGGACCCCGACGCCGCGATCAGTCGTGATCGTTCATTCGCGCTCGCGCCCACGGCGCCAGTGATTCGGGATAATCGCTATATAAGCGCAACGCGGCCCGCGGTGGTTGTGCTCGATCTCGTGCTCGTGGTGGCTTACCAGGCTACCCGCAACGCCGCCGATCGCATTTTGAAAGATTCGGAAAGGCTCCTAGATGCGCTCGAAGGCTTCCAAAGCGAATACTCGGAACACGTACTAGAGCTTGGGATCACGAGCGGGACAATTACCGCGCTCGATCGCACTATTCTAAGCGAATTTGTGTTATCCATATCTTATAGCCTCGATCTCAGTTAGGAGGATCCCCGATGCCCAATTATTCCAGCTCGAAAATCGCCCGCCTATCGGTCAAAAACCAGGCGGCCTGGGGGACGGCGGATGTAACCTCAATGATCGATCTCGAGTGCGAGGTGCCGAGCTTCGATTTTCCTACCGAGCTTTTGGAAATCGACTCCATTCGATCCGGGTTTTTCTCGCCTCCACCTATCGCGGGCGCTCGAAGTGGCGGAACGCTATCGTTCAAAATGCGAATGCACGGCTGGAGCACCGCGGGCACAGGGATCGGCGTAAGCCCGACCGAGCACGCCGATTCCTTGATGCTGAAGTATGCTCTAGGCGCGAACCTTTCCGATAACTATACAACGGAGCTGGGCACGGGCTCCACGACCACGAACGTTAAGGTGGGCGATGGGACAACCGCGAGCCTTTCGGCCGGGGGCGGAATTGTTGTACCCTCAACCACGGCGGGCGAATACAAATTGGGCGTGATCAAAAGTGGTGACGGCGACCCCGACCCCGAAGAGCTTACCCTTTCCTATCCTTTGGCCGCGGCTGTCGCTTCGTCTGGTACGATTTATGGCACGAACACCGTTTATCTATCGACAGGAATCACCCCCTTAACGTTTTTGTGGACCGGCCAAAACGAGGGCGAATATTATACCCTTTCGGATTGCGTCGTGGAGTCGGCCTCGATTACGTGCAGTCCGGCCGGCCACCTCGAGGTAGACTACTCTGTGAAGGTTGGAAATTGGTCCCAAACCCCCGCCGGGGCCGCCACAACCTCTTACACCGTGTCAGATCCTTATCTCCCCGTGGCCGTGGGGCGCTCCGGTGGCTCGCTCGCGACGACTACAGGATCGGTCAATACAGAATTGCCAGTCGGCGATCTGACCATTACGATCACCAATACATTGATCGAGGCTCGCCAGTTTGCGGCCTCCGAAGGGATCGCCCAGTACATCCTATCCGATCGCGTGGTGGCGCTTTCCATGACCATTCCCACGACCGACGCCCTCACCACCTCCGCGTGGGCCGACCTTGTGGGCACCACCGGAGACGCCGTGCGCTATGAGCTTGGGACAACCCCGGGAAAAATGTTTGGGATGTATATCCCCGCACCGTTCTACAAATCATTGACGGCCGAGGACCAGGGCGGGCTACACGGGCTTTCGGTCGATTTCGGGGTGGGCACGTATTCGGGTGACACCGCGATCGCCGCCGAGGCCACCGCAAACACCGATTTTCGCGTATATTTTGGGTGATTTATGAAGGGCAACGGGCAAAAGAAAAACGGGAACGGAAAGATCCGCCACGAGGCCGGGGCTCAGCCCTGGTATATCCGATCGGTTGATACGGTTGATCTGGTCTATCGCCACGATCCCGCCGTCAAAAAGTTTCCCAAACAGGACACCGACGCGGCCCCGATCGAAGCGTGCACGATCCGCGAGGGCCAGGCGCCGGCGGTTTTCGTCGCGCGACCCCTTACAAACCGCGAACACTTGGGAATGGCGAGCCTGTCGATCCGGGGGATTCAAGAGGACAAGCTCCACGAGCAATACCTAGCCGCCGCATTCGAGATCGCGCAAATGTGCATAACGGAAATCCGCAACCCCGACGGATCGATCATAACCGGCGACGAGTGGCGGGAGGTTATAAACCAAGCCCACCCCGGCCTCGTCGTGGGCCTCGGGCTTTGGATTTTGGGGGAGAGCACGTGGGATCCTGTAGCCTCAAAAAAAAAGCCGCAACAACCGCGAACCTCCATAAGCTGAGGAAGATTTACGGGATCACGTGCGCGGTTTCGGGGTGCGTGGGCAAATGCGAGGATCTCGCGGGCACCTACGGCGATCACGAATTTGACCGGTGCCCGGTGGCGGCGCTAAGCGCCCCGCGGTGGGCGGTAGTCCTTGAGTTGTACAACGCCTCGAAGGTGGCGCCGTTGGCAGAGTGGCCGGAAGGGTGGACGCCGTGGATCGTGCGCGGGCTTTCCGACCTCACCACTGAGATCAAACAGGCGGAAAACGCCGCAACAATGGAGGCTTATAAATCCCATGGCCGCTAGCGTTGGAAAATATGAAATGATCTTTTCCCTGAAGGGGGAGGACAAGGCGACCACCGTTTTAAAGAAGGTGGACGGGAGCTTTAAGAAAACCGCCAACCAGGCGAAAAAAGCGGGGGCCTCCTTTCAGGGCACAGGAGGCGCCACAACGGACTTGACCGGATCGATTATGGGGTTTTTGCCGGGTGGGGCGGCAATGTCGGCGGCAATGCAGGGAATGAGCGCCAGCAGTGGGCTTGCCACCCTCGGCATTTCCGCGCTTACGGCGGGGATCATGGCGGCAGTGGGCGCGCTTTTCATGATGCGGGGAAGGGCCGAAGAGGCCGCGGCCCTCACCTTTCGATTGTCACGCCTCGGGGATGGATTCGCCGAGACCACGATCAAGATCCGCAAGCTCAAACGGGAATCCGGCGGGGTATTTTCCACAAAGCAACTTGTTGATTTCCTGACAGTTCAAAAGGAAATGAACGTCGATCTGGGGATCACGGCGCAAAACCTCAGAATGCTAGATCTACGGTTTACCGCGCTCGGCCTGGACGTTGGGACCGGGCTCCGGCAAATGACGGAAGCGATCAAAACCGGCCGGCAAATGTATCTGCAAAAGCTCGGGCTCGTGGATAACCTGACCGAAGCATGGAAAAAAGAGGCCAAATCGATCGGGCACGTTCTCTCACAGGAAGAGAAAATGGTAGTGACGATCCGCGAGGTCAAAAAGGGGATGGCGAATATACAGGTTGGCGGCTCGGGTGGGCCAATAACAGCATTCGAGCGTATAGCCGCCACCTTTGAGGAATTCGGGGTTGCGCTGGGGGAACTGTTCGATCCCCTTTTCGAGGCCCTGGCGCCGTTCCTGGAAGGGCTACAGGGAATCTTCGAATCCCTCGTTCCGGTGGCCTCGCTTGTCATGCGACCGTTTCAGGCCGGCTTTCAGCTCATAGGCGAGGTTTTGCGGGGAATTGTGGACGTGCTCGGATCCTTTATTATCCCCCTTGTGAAAACTCTCGACCGGCTCCTGGGCGACCGGATAGCGGTTACAACCGAAGCGATCCGAGACGGGTTTGTGATAATTGCGGGGTGGGCCGAGGGGCTCGCGCTTTCAATAGCCGATTGGCTTGACAGCATAACCCGCGTACACGAAGAATACCGCGATTTTCTCGTGACCGTGGGCTATTACACCCAGACCGAATTGGATAATCTTCGAGCCCTGGAAAAGGCCCTAGAGCTTGGCCGCGCGCGCACCGCAGAATTTGAACGAGGCCGGGGCGTTATTCGGGATTCCGCGAGCCTTCAAAAACAGATCAACGATTTGGGCGCGAAAAACCTATCGATCAACGAGAAAATCGAAACCGTTTTGCGGCGATCTGAAAAGTGGAGGCTCGAGCAAAAAAAGGCGGCAGTCGGCCTCACGGGCGAAGAGCTGAAACGCCTGGATGCTTTGGCGGTTATTTTGCGCGTGGAGGGGGCGACCTCGAAAATCAAAGCCCAAATGGCTGTCAATGCGAAAAACATTCTTGCGATCGAGTTGAAGCGTGCGGAGCTGCAAGCGCGGGTACGCGAGGGCGGTCCCATGGTTGGGCTTGCATTTGCTGGCGAGATCGCCGCGATGAACACCGCGCTTTTCCTCGCACAGGATAACCAAAAAATCCTCGCCGCAGAAATGCAAGCCGCGGGCAAAGCGGCGGCTAAATTTGCGCCGGCAGAAAAGGCAACGAAAGCGCGCGGAGGGCCTAAAAAACTTACGGAAGAGGACGCCGCAAGGGCAAAAGAAATCACGAACGAGCTTCGAGAAATAGAGCTGGGGTTGATTGGCGAGAAAAACAAATTGACCCGGGCAAGCGCGGAGATGGAGCGCGGGGTTTTGCGGGCATCGCTGGCGGCGCTCCAGGGCGATCAGAAACTAGCCGACCACCAAAAAAAGGTTGCGTTTCAAAAGTGGGATAACGCGTTGACCCAAATCCGGGGCCTTGAAGCGGTGCAGGCCGCCACCAAAAAGGCTTTCGGCGAAGAAACCGTATTGTCGATCAAGCTCGCGCGCACCACCGACGAAGCGCAAAAAATAGAAATCCAACACAAAAAGGATCTAATTAAGGTTCAACTCGCAGAAATGGCCGGAAAGGAGCTTCTGGCGGATCGCCTCCGAACCGAAGCCGACGCGCGCCGGGCCGTGTCTGTCGCAGCCCTGGACCAGGCCCGCGCAATGGACGCCGCCCGCGAAAAAACCGCGAGCCTATCGCAGTCGATCGGCGTGCTTCAGGGAATGTCAGGGCAATTTGCCGACAACGAAGCCGCCGCGCTTGGTACGGCTTTGGGGGGCCTCGGGGGCGTGGCGCATAATCTCGAGCAAAACCAAATTGGGGTAACCCAGGCAATTTCCCAGTCGGGCCCTGTTGTCGCCCAGGCCGCCGACGCCTTCGGAGCCTCACAACGGCAAATGGCGGGAATTATGGCCGCCTTTGAATTCGCCTCGGGGTGGGCGGCGCTTGGCGCCCTTAATCCAATCTCCGCCGCGGCTCACTTCCTAGCCGCGGGCCTCTTCGGTGCGGTGGCTTCGGGCGCCGGGGGCGTTTCCGACGAAGGCGGCGCGGCCTCTGGAAAACTGGGCGCCCTCGCGCGCGAGGACAGGGGCGCCGAAAAAGCCGGGGATCGCACCGTTGTAATCAACATTTCGGGGGTTGTGACCGACGCCCAGGGAGTCGGAAAACAGGTTAAATTAGCCCTGGGATCGCTCGAGGGCACCGGAGCTTGACCACGTTTTTAACCATAGCGGATCAGACCTTCGACGGATCGGAGGCGATCCAAATTTCAACCTCGTTTGGGGAGATCTGGACCTATTACCCCGAAGGCCGCGCCGCCGCCTCGGAGGTTTGGGCAAACTTCCAAACGGTTTTGGGGATCAACAGTACACAGTTTTTTTTGACGATCACCGCCGCAAAGCGGCTAACCGTTATGAATTTCTCTGGGGCGGGAACCTATACTCTGATGTTTAAGGACGCCGATCTTGGCAATGACGCAACGGTAGCCGCAAAATTTGGCTTTGCCTCTGCGAGCACAACCGCCGCCGCCGGCGCCTCAATTACCGCCACGGGCGCGATCACGGCCCACGAGGTTTCGCACCTCGATCCGCGCTTTACGGATATAAGCGAAAACACCGCGGGCCACGGCGCCGGGGGATTTTCGCCACCCTCACGAACCTTTGAGCTGTCGGCGGTATGCACCCGAACAGTCGCCGCCGCATTCGCCGCCGACATTGAACAAGACGGATTCGTCGGGGTGGCCGACACAGAAAACGGCGGCCTCAACTGGACGATCAGGATCGGGAGCACACAAATTATTTCGGTGGGCACAACCAAAGCCCAGATCATGATCACGGGCTCGGGGAGGGTATAAAATGCCCTATCTATACGGATCCCTCCCCGTCGGCCTCACGGCGCTAAAAAGCCTTACCCTGGAGCATCCTGATTACAACGGCGGAACGGCGGCCACGGTTACGATCACAAGCTCCGCCGATGCCGTGGGCTTCGAAGCCGCCGCCCCCCTCTTCAACGCCGCGCTTTCCACGGCGTCGGGTGGGGATCTTTCGTTTACGTGGTCTGATATGAACGGATATTGCACGATCACGAGCGCGGGCGGGAAAACGTGGAATATCTGGAGTTTCCCGGCGCGCGGGTTTTTTGGCTTCAAAGAATACCCCGGAAATTACAACGAAACCGGAGGATCTCCATTTGGCGCTCTATATCTCGAGGGCCTCTCCGTGGATAACATAGAGCTTCCAACCGCCCACGAGGGCCGCAAATCCCCCGGCGACGGATATAGCCTGATAAAGGGCACGATCCTAAACTGTACGGGCTTTTTTAAGGTTCAAAACACGCGACAAAGCCGCCGCGTGGCGCCGGGCACAGGAACCGCGCTTGATTGGGTGGCCTACAAGGGCGTGATAACGATACAGCCAAACGCCGCCGACGCCACCGCCTGGAGCATTTCCAACATGGACGGAAAGATCACGGATGGAAACCTCGTGGGCTATAACATGCGCGCCCAGGAAACATTTTTAGGATCGAAGATTTGGGAAATTGATATGCGGATTCAGGTATGACCACCCCCGCGCTCGCCTTTCGACACCGGGTGCCGGTGCATTATTACGCCCGATTTAATGGGCTCCCCCTGGTCTATTTTGGCGATGGCCCACAGGTTGACACCTCGGGCGGCGGGCCTTTCAACGATCTGGCATATTGCGCCGCCCTTCGCGTTTCGGATCAACAGATATCAGCGCAAATCGAAAACGGGGCCCCAGTCGGCCAGGGCCGCGCGCTTGATCTGGTCCTGGACGCCGACACCCTCGCGGCTTCGGGGGTTTACGCCTCCCATTTCACCGCACCGACGAAGATCACGGCTACGACGGCGGCTGTTCCTATCGCCGCCACCACGATCGCCGCGGATTCAACGGCTGATTTCGCAAGCTCGGGCGCGTTCTATTGGGGGCATGAGCGGATAACATACAGCGGGAAAACCGCTACGAGTTTCACAGGATGCACCCGCGGCACGGGCGCGGCTTCGGCGTTTCTTAATTATGCGTCGGCGGCGCCGGCGGGCATAACCGGCACGTGGGGCCTGATATCGGATAAGCCTGTACTGTGGCGCGGGCGCCTGGTGGAGATCTGGGCGGTGGCCGCCACCCCGGAGGGCGATCTATTGGGGCAACCTTTCACCGCGGGCGATGCCTCCTGGCGCGTTTGGGTGGGGCATGTAGACGGGCAACCCGTGATCGTTCCTACCGGGATCTCGATCCGGGCCCTTCCCGCGGAACGAAGCGCGGATCGGGAATACGGATGGGGCATGAAATGGGAGCACGCGCCGGGGGGCGCCGACAAGTGGTATCAGCGGCTTCTATACTGGCCGGATGGCGGGAAAATGCGGCTCGTGGTGACTAAGGACACCGGCGGCACGATCTCGAAATACACCGTAGATGTAGAGCCTTTGTCAGGGGTGGCCGCGACTTCGACAAAACGCGTTATAACGCCCCGGGCGCTTTTCGATTTGGCGGAACCGCTATGGGAGGCCGACGCTCAAATTACCTCTGTAATTCTGTCATATGCAGACAAGTTTAAAACCTCGGGTGTTGACGACAAGATTTTGAAGGTGATCGCTGGCGATCCGATCTATATGAAGGTGATATCAAACGGGGCTACGACAAAGAAATTCGGCGTTCAAACCGTCGGCGCCGCGGGGGGGCTAGCCGCCCTTGGTGGGGTGGTCCTGGAATATCCAGACGGCGCGGTATACGAGGCCGGAATCCTCGGGATGCCTACGAATTCTGTTATGGGGGCGGGGGGGTTTTTCGTCCTACAACCCGAAGAGGCTAGCGATCAAATATTCTCGGCGCCTCCCGTTGCGGGCCAATTCCTCCGGTGGGAATCCGACGGGCGGCAATTTATTGGCGAGGTTGCCAGGGTGCTCGAGCTTTCGAGCGGGTTTCCTGGCGCTTATTTCGTCAATATAAAAGAAATGGTAGTCGATCAGATTGGGAACGAAAGTTTCAGCGGGGGAACGGATCCGATCAATATAGCCGAAGTTTTGTATATCACCGGCGGCGCCATGACCCTAACGGATATTTGGAAGAGGATTTTAAACACAAGCGGCGGCGCTTTGATTTTGCCCTCGACGGCGGGAGCTTTCGGCGCCTCGGATCTTTTGCCGATTGGGTGGGGCGCCAGGATTCCAGATCCGTGGATCTCCGCCACCTTCGCCGATGGGACCGCCGAGCCCGCACCCGATCCGTTTATTTCCTACGACCTGGACGCCCGCGCCCTATTTATTGACGCGGTAGCCCTGAAGCTCGCGATCACGCAAAAATTCACGAGCGCGGGGGCGGTTGTGGACCTCGCGCCAATGTTTGCGCCCCAGGAGGCCGATCCCCTAGTTGAGATCACTACCGCCGACTTGATGGCCGACCCGATCGGCGTGGGGCCACGGGACAAGCCGCCGAACGTGGTTGAGATCGAGTTTTTCTCAGAATCAAAGCCGAAGATCGTGATCCGAAACCCCCTTCGAGTGCACGCCGAGGGCACGATTAAAAAAGAAACTTTCAAGGTGCCCGACCATTGGGCTAACGATCGCCTGACCGGGGTAATTCAGAGCGTGACAACCCCGGATCAACTGCTATCCGACGTGTATATATACGAGCTTTCCGTCACGCCCGAAAAGGCGTGGTCCGTAAACCCCGGGGACAAACTCAAAATTAACGGGAGGCACTACGCCTTCGCCGACTTCGCCGCGGGCTCCCACAGGGCCTCATCTATCACGGGCCGCGTTTTGGGCGTGACGCGCAAATTAGACGGCTCAGGGGGTACAATACAGATCGGGGTTTGGGGCCAAGTTACGGCGGACTACTACGCCCCAGATTCGAGAATTGTTAGCTTCAACGCGGGCACCAATACCGTTACATTTCCCGCCGCACAGGCCGCCTGGTTTTGGGCGGGATCCGGGGCGGAACTCCGGTTCTATCGGCCAGGCGTGGAGGACACAAAACAGGAAGAACACGGGATGGTAAGCTCCACCGGGGCAACCATAACCTTCGACGCGCTTCCGGCCTGGCTTGATGAGGATTTTGACCGGGTAACCTTCCCCACCTATACCGCCGCGTCCACCCGCCAAAAGAATTGGGCGTATACAAATGATTCCGGGATTTTATCATGACGTGGATCAAGGGCAAAAAGGATTTGGCCGGGACCACCCGCACGACCGCGCTCTATCAAACCCTGTGCGCCCGCGCGCTCCACGTCCAAACGTATTATTTGCCGATCTTGGGCGGGCTTTCGCCGTGCTCCCTTTTCGCGACGGCCTCGGCTACGTATGTAACGGCGGCCAATTCGCTCATAACCCCCGCAACTTGCCAATGGCGAATTGTGTTTTTGGCGAAGGTTTCGGGCGGGACAGGCACGATTAAAGCCACGGTTAATTCTGTGGCAATAGAGCAAACCCTGACGAATACGGGCATTTCTAGGACCCCTCTAGGATTTTTCACGGGCACGGGCGATCCCGAAAAGGTGGAAATAGAGGCGAAGTGCTCCGGTGGAAACACCCTGACGATCTATTCCGCGGTTTTCCTACCCCGGGAAAGCTACGTGACCGGGATAAATACCGCATATTACGCCCCCCTCGTCGACGCGCTGGACTCCGCCACCGGCGCCCCGATTTCCAATAATATGATCCGTCGGCTTCAGGCTAACACCGTTGAGCTCATGAAAACCCGCCCCGCGGCTTTGGCTTATCACGCCGACGCCGAAACCCGCGCGGGAATTTCCGCCGGGGGCGTTATTCGAATCTCCGACGCTTTCGCGATTACGTTGTGGGATTATATCCCCTCATTTCGCGTGACGATCTTGGGGCCAACGGCTACGACTGCCACCCTCAGATCAAACGGGGAGCTGCAAACCGCGTCCTGTTCAGACGCCGCCGTTGAAGTGTCAAGCGCGACGGTTTCCGGCTGGAATTTATCGCTCGAGTTGGACGGGCCGATCGAATCCTTCGTGGTCTACGAGGTGTAACCGTGCCAAACCAAAACGCCGTCAATGATTCTACCAGTCCATGCTATTACCCCGCGGGGCTTCGAAGCGCCGCCCAGGACGAGCCCGCCGAGGGGACAAACGTTAAGGTTTTAGCCGCCCACCATAACGAGGTTTTAGCCCGCCAACTCGCGGTTTTTCGCGGGTATCCGGAGGTGCAGGGCATATCGATCGGAAAGATCACCACGACCCAGAAATTCGGGCTTTTCATTAGCCCGCCCGGCGCGAAGGGCGTGCTCGTGCATTTCAAAACCGCCGCCGTTTTCAGCTCAACGGTATTCAACGTCACATATGAGGGCGTCACAAAAACCAAAACGATCGCCACCGACGAGCCGCCCTTTTTGTCGGCTGTAACCGAATTGACCTTCGGGCCCTGGAATCTCGCCAGCGGTGGGCCCGGCGACGTTACGGGGGACGGGATCGTACAATTCCAGGCGGGGGCGGGATCGGTAACAGTTTTTGATCTTCGGTATTCTTTCACAATAAACACCACGTAAGATCAGCACACCCAATTTTCATGATATGACACAGGAACCAGGAGGCAAAATTGCAAATCAGTACGTTTTCACAGACTGGCGGCGCCGCAAGCTCCACCGAGATCGACCCTTCATATTTGGCAAATTACACCGTTCACCAAATCCAGGCCGCGGGCATGGGATCGGACACCGCCACCCTCTCCGCGAAGGGCCCCGCCGATCAGTTTTCGGACGTGGTGACACTCGCCAATAATGATATTTATATTTTGGAGGGCGTGTTTTCGGTGTTAAAAATGACTTGGGCGGGCGCAAGTGGCGGATCCGCAACGATCCGATCGTATAACCTGGATGCAATCGACGGGGGCCGCTAATGGCTTTAATTTACTCGAAAACCACCACCGCGCACCCGCCGCTTCCCTCGTATGGCTTGGGCCTGCAATTCTACACAAACACGGTTTCGGCGGTGGCGGTATATTCCAACCACGTGACTGGAAAGGCGTTTGTTCCTGTGACCACCGCCGCGAGCGTGCAACGCGTGATCGAGATCCCGGCGGCCTCGTTCCCGCTATCCCTGGACCTCGCCACGAGCGGCGCCGGCGGGCTTGATACGGGCGCAATTGCCCAAAATAAGGGCTATGGGGTGCGCCTAATCACAAACGCGGCGGGCGGTGCGCCGGCGCTCCTGGCGACGCTCAACGGCGGCACGCCGACGATTCCGGCGGCATACGCGGGCGGCAGTCAGTCAGATCTTATATGGTTTTTGAGTGCTTCGGCGGATTGGGCCGGCGGGACCACCTACGACGATTTGCACCCCTTCGCAAACGTCGCGCCCGGGCATTGTGTATATCAAGCCGGCGGGGGCGGTTACGTGGGCGAGGGTATTATGCTCCTTGAAAACGGCGCTCAGCATACAGAATCCGCCGCGGTGGACATGGCGCACGTGGTCCCGGCTCCGGTTGCAGACACCGCACAGGAGGCGCGCGGCCTCGCATATCTGGCCGGCTATGCGGTTTCTACCGACGCCTCCACCGCCGCGAATTGTGACGTTTTATGGAGCGCGGACGGGCGCACAACCGCCGATGGCGACACAGAGGATGCCTTAGAGTTGATCCACCGTTTCGCCGATCTTCGGGGTTCAGCGGGGTACGCGGCTAACCAGTGGGCGAAATTCGAGTTTCCGCTGGTAGCCGCCAAAACGGTTATGACCGCCACCGCTACAGGCACGATCTCAACGATCCTCCAATACCGCTACGCCTCCGGTGTAACGGGCCGCGCGCTTGATCTTTGGTGTACGGGCTGGAAGCTATAAATTGGATGAATTCTTGCCCATATTTTCGGCGGCGGGCGGGGTGCTTTGCGCCGGGCTTCCGATTATCTGGCGCCTGGCGTCCCGGCTTCAGAAAATTGAATCCATGACACAGGGCCAAACCGACGAGATCAAAAGCAAATTGGAATCGGTCGAAGAGGATATTTTAGGCGTTATTACAGCCCAAAAAGAAACCGTGGAAACTGAGCGCGGGGCCCGCAAAGAACTTTGGAAAGAATTCGCCGATATGCGGGAACGCATGGTCAAACTCGAAACCAAAATTAATGGAGGATCTTGATATGCGCGCATTTGCCGAAAAACTACTGTCCCGAAAACTCTTAGCCGTAATCGTGGCCGGCGCCGCGGTTTGGCTTGGCATTGTCACCGGCGATCAGTTTCAGCAAATTTTAATGGCATATCTCGGCGCTCAGGGCCTGACCGACGCCGCCGCCGCCTTCAAATCATAATTGCAAAGAGCGGCGGCCCCCAAGGTTCGATCGTCGCTCTTTTGCCCCTGGCGCCGGCGAGGGCCCATAGTGCACCATCCCGCACTACTCGCCGGCGCCCCTAAATGATCGAATTCATAAAAAAAACAGCTGCCTCCTGGTGGCTTTGGATTTTGGGCGCCTTCGCGCTCCTGGTGGCGGTGGTGGTCTACCTCTTTTCCCGAGCTGCAAGCGCAAACGCCCGCGCGGTTGTAGCCGCGAAACGGGCCCGGGTGGAGATCAGTCTCTACAAAGCCCGGAAAGGGGCCGAATTTCGCGAAAAGGCCGGGATCGAAGCGGTGGAGGCAGAGCACGCCGAAAAGCTCGAAGCCTTGCACGTACGCGCGCGAGAAATAAAGGAAGCCGCCGAAGATAGCCGCGCGGCGCTCGCGATGGCGATCAATCGGAGTTTCGGGCGATGAACTGGGCACCCTTGATCCTTTTGGTGCTGGTGGGCGATTCGGGCTCATGGCATCATCGGTGGCTTCGCGACCAGTGCGAGCGCGATCCGTCGGGGTGCGTTGTGGTATGCACCCAGGCCGCCCCGATCGAAGGGGGCGAGGTTTCCCCATGCGACGGGATCCTATTGCCCGAGGCTTGGGCCTTGCAGCTCGTGGAGCTTCGAGACGTGACCTTGCCGAAGTGCGAGGCGGAGGCGGAAAGGGGCGCGAAGGTGGCGGCCGCAAGCCTGGAGCGGTGCGACCAGGAACGCCGGGCCCTCGCGGAAGCGTTGAGGGATACCGATCAAATGCTCGAAGCGGTGGGGCCGCCCGCGCCTCCCCAGTGGTACGAATCCCCGGCCCTGTGGTTTTCGGTGGGCCTGGTGGTGGGCGCGGTTACAGTCGGCGCCGCTTCGCGCTGAGTTTACCTCCCGCAAGTGATCGACTTTGGGGAGTTACGGGAGGACCATAAACCCGCAAACGTGCGGGCGCGTGCAAATAAGTGTTGACACGTGCGGCGGAACGATCAATTATGAATCATGAGCAACGCAAAAAACACCCCCCCCACTGAGCCGAAAGGCGAAGGAGCCGCGATGCTTTGTATTTCTATTCATCAAAACCGCTTCGGCGATGTTTACTTTTCGGTCAACGCATATTGCGACGGTCGTTGGGAGATGGTTTCTGTTTACAATGCCGACGAGCGCGATCTCGCGGACTTGCATCTCGAAACTGGCCGCCCTCAGTACAGGGCGGCGGTTCCTTTGGTTTCCTTTTCCTAACCCACTGACGATGGCCCCCGGCGGGGGGCCGAAACGCCGCGAGGCGTCTGGGACGCAGAACCCAAACAAACCACAGACAGGGGCAGCAAATGAAACCGAACAAACGACAGATCGAAACACTTCGAGAGTTCATGGGGGGCGCGTGGAGCTATCGCGTTTGCCGCGCCGCTTCAGACTGGACAAACGGGAGCGGGCGACACGTCACCAAGCGCGCGACGCCCGTCTATTGTGCAGAGATGACCATCGCCGACGCTATGGCCCTTCCCGGGCTTTCTGGGAAGGAGGCGCGCAAACTCCACAAAGCGCGGCCGCGGGTATCTCGCGTGGTGGTGGTGGTGGACCGTCGGGCCGCGAATCGCGTGACGAAGGAAAGCAGATCATGAAAACCAACCAGGGGCAGAAAATGACGGACTGCCAGAAAAATCACCACGTTGAGATCAACGGCGCCACGGTGGAGGAATTCGGAGCACCACCCGCACCACCCGCACCCGAAACGCAAGGCGAGCACCCAGAGGCCCGCCGATGGCGCTTGCAGCTCTGCGAGGAGCAGGGGCGGCGCTTCAAGCTCGAGCGCGAAAGCAAGGGCCTCCGCGGCGCGCTGGCTTCGACTCTGGGGCGATTGGAGCGGCTCGAGGCCGCGATCATTGAACACCGCGCGAAATGCACCGCACACGATTGCTTTTGTGGGTGGGTCGAGGTGATCGAATGATCGCGGAAAACACCGACAGGATCGGCTTAATTGTTTCGGTTGTGGCCGAATCATTCGAGCGCAAATTATCGGATGCAAACGAAATCCACGGGCGGGAGATGGCAACCAAAGCCGAGGAACTAGCGCGCGCCAACGCCGCGATCGAAAACTTCGAAATGTTTCGCAAGGCGGCGCGGCAAACCTCGGCGGAGGCCCGGGGCAAGGTGGAGCAAAGGGCGGCCGCGGAGGTGGCGAAGGCCGCCGAGGAAGTGGCAGGGGCGAAACAAAGGACCGCCGACGCGATGGCCCTCGCCGACGAAAAACACAACCAAAACGCAAAACTGCGCGAGCGCCTGGCGGTTTTGGCGGGGGAATTGTCCCTTGCACAATCCGCGGCCATTGGCGAAACAACCGAAGAGGGCACGAAATGAACACCCCCGAAACGCTCCAGACCTACACCCTGGCCGAGGTATGTGGGATCTTGAAAATCTCTACGCGCACGTGTAAAGCTATGCTTTATCAGGGCAAAATTAACGGCTTCAAGGTGGGCAACCAATGGCGCATATCCGACAACGAATTGCGACGACTCCTGGGCTACACGGGCGCCCGAGGGGCGGAGGATGATCAAACCTGACCGCGGGCCCGCCGCGCTGGATCCATACGTGCGCGACTTCGACACCTTCGAGCGCAACGGCGGGCTCGGCGGGACCGACGCCGCCGCGCTCTTAGGGCTTCACCCGTACAAAACCGCGCTTGGCGTCTACCTCGAAAAAACCGGCGCGGGATCGGACTTCAAACCCAATTCGGCGATGGAATGGGGTACGCGATCCGAGCCTATGATCGCGGAAAAATACTCGGATCGCATGGGCCTAGAATCCGATGGGCGCGGCCTTTACCTCTTCACACCGGGCACCTTGATCCACCCTGACCAGGATTGGGCATATGGTAGCCCGGATCGCATTGTGACCGATTCGGAGGGCCGGTGGTTGTGGGGCCTGGAGATCAAAACCACCGGGTTTCGCTCAGAGCACCGATGGGGCGAATCGGGATCCAACAAATTCCCGCAAGAATATCTCCTTCAATGCGTCTGGTATATGGCGATCACCCGGGCCCTGGGGCGCCGCGCGGGGTGGGATCCGATCCCTTTCTGGGATCTGGCGGTGCTCATAACCGGCCAGGAATACCGCCAGTACCGGATCATGCACGATCAGGAGTTGGAAGATATCCTTTTAGGGGAGGGCGCCGAATTCTGGGAATCGTCGATCCTACAGGAAAACCCGCCCGATATTGTCGCCCGGGATTCGAAGGATCTCCCGCGGCTATGGCCCCGCGACGATGGATATATGATCGAGGCCGACGAAACCCACGATGATCTTGCCCGGGATTTGTTGCAGCTCAACGGCCAAATCGACGAGCTGGAAGAAAAGCGGGAAGATATCAAAACCGCGCTCAAAATCATGATCGGCGAGGCGGCCGGGATCGAGGGCTCGGGCTTTCGCTTCACGTGGAAATCACAGAAAGCCGGGAAAAAAGTGGACTATAAGGGCCTCGTTAAGGCGATGAACCCGCCCGCCGACCTTGTGGAATCCTACACCTCTTTTCGCAAGCCGGCGCGGCCATTTCTACAGAAATATTACGACAAATAAACGGGGGCAATATGAGCGATTTGATTCAATACCTATCCGGGCGACAAACCGCTATCGCGGCGGGCTGCAATCTCACGAAGAGGCTAACGGCCCGGCAAATGATCCAGGCCGCGTCAATAGCGATCCACAACACGCCGGCGCTGGCCAAGTGCACCCGCGAAAGCATATTCGAAAGCGTGCTCTCCGCCGCGCGTATGGGGCTGGATTGCTCGGGGCTCCACGGGCACGGCTACCTGATAGCATACGGGCGAAAATGCACGTTTATTCCAGGATGGCGCGGCCTGGTATCCATCGCCCGCCGAGCTTCCGGCGTGCAGGATCTCAAAGCGAACGTTATCCACGAGCGGGATGATTGGGAATACCGCGAGGGCCTCGAGCCTGACCTAGTGCACAAACCGTGCTTATTGACCGACCGCGGGCCCGTGATCGCGGCCTATGCGGTGGCATACCTGGACACGGGCCGGGTTCATTTCGAGGTGGTGGGCAAGGCGGAGATCGACGCTATCGCCAAAGATTCCCGATCTGATAGTTGGAAAAACCACTACGCCGCTATGGCCCGAAAAACCGCCGTTCGGCGCCTGTGCAATAACCTCCCGCGCTCCCTGGAGCTTGACGACGCCCTCGACATTGAAAACGCCGCGGAGGGTGATCGCGAAAACTCCGCCGAGCTTCGGATGATGCCGCCGGAAGAAATGTTCCTGGGCGAGCGGGAAAACACCGCCGACGAGGTGAAAAAGCAGATCAGCAAACGGAAGCCCCGGGCCCCCAGGAAGCCGCGGAAGCGAGCTGAGGCGCCGCCCGAGCCGCGTGGGAAGCTGAAAAAGATCGACAAGGTGGAGGTTTTGCGCCACCAAATCGAAGATTTCCCCGAACAGTTCGCCGATCAAAAGCCGCGCCTTGCGGCCATGGAGGCGGAAAAGGCCGACGCCGTGATCCTGGGCGCGAACCCCTCCGCCATCCCGGCGGCGGACTTCACCGACGAGGAGATCCCGTTTTGAATATATACCTCGAAAACGCCCCCAAATCCGATTCTTTCACGTGGCGCCATGCCCGATATAGATACGATCAAAACGGGATCTGGCACCCCACCCTGTCCGCCGTTCGAACTGGTTTCCTTTACGTGATCAACGGACAAGAGGTTTTCGAATACGTGGCCCTCTCTAATATCCCGTGGGTCGATTGGCGCGGCGCCTGGGGTGTTGTACGCGAAAAAACACAGGGCTTTAGGTGGTTCGAATGAGGCTTACAGATAACTTTAATTTGGATGAATTCGAGCGCGCAAATCGGAAGGTGCCGCCGGAACTCCTGCCAAACATTCAAAGATTGGCCGAGAATCTTCAACGGCTCCGCGAGCGATTGGGCCGCCCGATCCGCATACATTCGGGATTCCGAACACCGGACACCAACACAGGCGCGAAAAAGTCTCAACACCTCCTGGGAAAGGCGGCTGATGTTATGGTGGGCGGAATGAGGCCCGAAGAGGTGCACGCCGTGATCCTAGATATGATCAAAGAGGGCACAATGGATCCCGGCGGCGTGGGCCTATACCGCGATGGCGTGGGGCGCCGCGTTGGGTTTGTCCATTACGATATCAGGGGCCGGAATGCCCGATGGGGTGGCCGCAAGAAATGATCCTGTTATGCTCTGTTCTTTTGTTCATGCCGCATAAGGGCACGCACGCCGAAGCAATGGCCGTTTGTATTGAGATCGCCCAGGCCGCCGAAGCCGCCGACGAAGATCCCGCGCTCCTGATATCGCTTGCATACGTGGAATCCAGGCTACACCGCACCGCGGTTTCCAAAGTTGGGGCCGTTGGACCGCTCCAGGTTATGCCGCGCTTTTGGCCTGGCGACCCGGTGTTAGCCGGAATAAAAGCATGGAAATACTGGACCGGCCGCACGAATTCGGTTAGGCATGGAATAGCAGCATACAACGCCGGAAAGCGCGCTGGGCCGCGAGCTTACCGACACGCCGATCGAGTGCTGCAATTAGCCGAAAAAATCAGGGGGTGGGCAAGTGGTAGTTGATATCCCGGATCAGTGGATAACCGATCCACCTTCGCCGAGCGCGTGGCGTGTTTGGGCCGTCGTGGCCTCTTCGCCCGAGCAGCTCCCGATCCGACAGATCGCACACCGCGCCAGGATGGACCGACGCACAGTATCAAGGGCGCTCCTGGAGCTTCACAAATCACAAGCGCCGATCACCTACGTTTCGGGCTACGGGAACGCCGCGAGCACCTACACGATCCACGGGGGGAGTGGATCAAACTCTCCACGGGGGGAGGGGATCGAACCGTCCATACCTATCGCCAACGATTCCGCGCACTTCCACGGGGGAGGGGATCAACCCGTACACTCCCTGGAGCACGATCAGGCCGCAGAGCCCGCCACCTCGCGCCCGCGTGGACCCGCGCGCGCAGTGGTTAACAACCTCAATTCCATACAGAGAGTTAAGAACAAACAATTAACGTTAATAGATCCCTCGGAATTAGATCATGATACGAAAGGGGGGGTGCAGGGGGGGAATCGGCGCGTGCCATTTCGCAAGATTCTGGCGGCCTATGATGAAACGATCCGGGGCCGGTATGAATGGCTTGCATACGTTGACCGCGGAGCACAGGCGCCGAAGTGGATCGAGGGCGGCACAAGCGGGAAAAGCCTGGCCGATTCAAAACTTGGCAAGCGGATCGCCTCCGCCTGGAAACGCAACCCGGATCTTTCGTGGTTTGTTTCGTGGTTCGAGCGTAGCCTTTCGGAGTGCTTAGAGATCGCACCGTGGGCCCGGGGCGAAGGCGGGGGCGACTTCCAAGCGTCGCTTTATTGGATACTGGGCCGAAACTTCCGAGGGTGGATGAAGGCGGGACGGTGGATAAACGAAGAGGCAGAGCGGGCAAAGCGGGAGGAGGATATCCGCGCACGAACACCGCAAAGAGGGCGCGAGGTTACGGGCACGACCTTTATCCCTGAGGATAAAACGATTATAGATTTACAGCCACAAGGGGGCATACAATGGCAACTCCAGACGCATTAAGGGCAGCACTCCAAACGCTTATCGACAACGGAAACAGGATTCCAGACGGCACCACGGCCGCACGAATCGGCGAGCACTGGGCCCGCTACTTCGAAGAGGTATCAGACAACGACCTGGAGGAAGCGATCCACAGGGTGATCCTCACGCGATGGGCCAACACGTGGCCGACCATTGGCGCCGTGCTCAACCAACTACCGCGCAACCAAAACCTGAAACGCCTAGCCGCCCTGGATGATGCCGACGAAATATTCGGCCAGGTACTCGAGCTTGTGGGCAAGCGCGGGCATATGCGACCACCCCAAGCGCACGAATACGACGACGACGCCGCGCGCTCCCGGGCTATCGCGGCGGGTGTCAGGGCCGCCGGTGGTTGGAAAGCCCTCTGCATGCAAACAGAATTTACACAAGCCGCAAACCGCGCCGCCTTCCGCGCGGCCTACAAATCCAACCGCGAGAAATCCGAGATCCTCGGCGACTGGAACCCTTCGCGCACACTCGAAAACCTGGGATCAAATGGCGAGCCCGTATCCATAGCAGGGATCCTCGAGCACTTGGAGATCGGGCGTTGACCTACGAGATCAAATGCACGATCCCCGTTACGCCGCAACCGAAGCGCCGAGTGCGGGCCGCGTCCCATGGCGGGCGCGTTGTCACCTACAAGGACCGATCAACGAAGCTATTCGAACGAAGCGTGGCGCTATACCTTCGCCAATATGCGCCGCTACAACCCTTAGAGGGCCCGGTGAGGTTTCGGATTGATTTTATCCACCCACGACCCCGCCGACTACTACAACGCACCAAATCCGGCCAACCCGTGGCGCCTGGGCTACACTGGAAACCCACAACACCGGATCTCTCGAACCTATGCAAGGCGATCGAGGACGCCGCACAGGTAGCCGGAATCATCCACAACGATTCACAGATCGCCGAGTTACACGCGCTTGACTTCTACTCGGAGCGCGACCAGGAACCCCGGATCGTGCTCACGATTTCCGAATTGCCGGAGTGGGGGGGTGCGCGTGAAGATTAGCCAACTTTTCCCGCAAGCTCAGCTCTTTGGGGGCCTCGGCCTTTTTCGGCGCGGGCGGTGCTTTCGGGGCAGTCTTTTTCTTTTTCGGAGCGGCCATGATCGAACCTCAGAGGGTGGAGGACCACCATACCATAGCCGACGGCCTGGGGGAGTTTATGCACGTTTGGCTTGCCTATTGCGCGATCCTCGCGCTATTCCCAGGCGTGATCGTGCTCCTGGTATGCGGCGCGGTGGGATCTTTGTTCGCGCTCGTGATCTGTCCATGGCGGGCCGCCGTCTATCTCGGCGCATTGATCGAGGCCACGAAGAGGCTCGTGCAAGCGTGCTCAATGGGGGTGCTCAATGACCGCGACTCGTAGACTCGGATGCAACGCGGGGAGTTTCAAAGCCGCGAAATCCTACTTTGCCGACGTGCGCATCATATCCGACGGGCCGGGCCGCCGCGGTGCCCGCGAGCTGATCGAGGCCCTGGCAGACCTCGGGGCGCCTTGCACGGTGATCGCAACATATTTCGACACCACCGCCGAAACGGTTATGGACTGGCACGACGCAAACGCCGATCTCCCTGTCATCGTATGGGACGCACTGTTAGACCTCGGATCGATCATGATTCGGGAGGCGGAGATCCGCGAAGCAAGGCGAGAGGCCCTGAACACGTGCACCTGTTCCGCGTGTAGGCGCCGCCGCGCCGGGAAACGCCCGATCGCATTGACTGATATATTTGCCGAGATTGTAGGCGTGGGGGCCAACTATGCGGAATCATAAGGGAAAGAGCGGCACAGCTAATGTGTCATTGTGTCAGGGCCAGGGCGGCGCCGGGAGCGTGGATCCGCCTGTTAACAGGCCAAAACGCCCCCCCACCCCTAAAGGAGTGACAGA